TTCCATGTTGTTAAGATCTGGACCAATCTCAATACCAATACTTTCATAAAGTCTAGCAGTAATTTCATAAATTCTTTTAGTTTTACTTTGGGATGTACCATTGTTTGCACCTGCATCTATTCTCATTGTTTGCAATAAAGAAACATAAGGTAGTCCAACTTTAACTTTAGTTGAAGATCTTTCTAAAGTAATTGCACCACTTGATACTACTTTATCTGGATGAGTAGATCCGTCTGCTAATACTGAAACTGTTTCACCCTCTAGATGATCTAGACCACTAATAGTAGTTGTTGCAGATCCATCATAAGCTAACTGTGAATCTAGATAATTAAATGAAGTATCATCTGTAGTATCAAATTTTAAATCATGTAAATATTCTACATATCTTTTTGTTGCACCATCAATAGTTCTTTTAACAATAATCCAAACTTGATATTCAGAATCATCTGTTGGCAAAACTTCAACACTTTCAACTACAGCATTTCCAGATCCAAAAGATCCACCAATAATATGTCTATGCCAAGCCGTAACTTGTTGTTCTCTTTGGTAAGTAAATCCTAAAAGTTGACCATCAGTTCTAACACACCAAATAATACTATTTGGCTCTTCTTGATATGCCATTTGTGTAATACCAGATTCAGTAATGTGTTCTGCAAGGATAGTTAAATCTGGAGCAGTATAACCATCAACATCAAAGTTATAAGCTAGTTCTCTAATTTTTCTTTTGGCTCTTTGTAAAAATAAAGTTGCGTTACCAAGAGAGATACCATCTACATTAGCTGCACCATGATTTGATTGTTTGTTAATTAAAATATTTGTTGGTGTAATAGCTTCACCAGTTCCACCACCATCTGCAGCAAATTCACCCCCTGCCGTACCAATAATTAATGTTCTTGTTGCTGTTAAAAATCTAATTGCATTAACTTGGTTTGATGCAATCGTATAAACAATAGCATCATCATCAGCTACTGTTTCGTGATACTTATCATCAAAATTTTCATAGTCTGCTGATCTTGAAAAAAATATTGCTTGAGGTTGAGCAGTTGTAGCTGCAAATACTAATCGTTGTTCAAAAAAAGTTACGCAAGAAGGGTAACCAGTAGTGTCAGAAAATGCTCCTAATGCAAAATCTGTAGTAGATCCTGTCTCATTTAATCCTATAATTACTATTCCAACAACTACAGTTGTAGATGTAACACTTGTTATTTTTAAATGACCATCCGTAATGTGAAGAAGTCTACCAACATCTGTTGATAAGAAACCTTGATTAGCATTAATACCTGTTGTTGAACTAGCAGTAACAGTTGTAGTTTGACCAACATCTTTATGTGATGGGGTTAGAGTAGTTGTCTCAACATTATGATCCATAAACGGACCATTTATTATTACATCATCAACTAGTGTCCAGGAAGTGTGACCAGATCTAGTTAGTTTTTTGGGAGAATGATTAGGATGACAAATGTACATAGTGTCTGCAGATTGTGCAAACTTAATGTCAAACAATTCTGCTTCTAAGTATGGTGAAGATATTTCATATGGTGATCCACCAGATAATATTTGACCATTGTCTTTATAAAATCTTATGTATTGATCTCCAAATTCTAATATGTAAGTTTGTATTGTAGAAAACTCAAAAGAAATTAATCTAGTTTTTTTTGTACTATCTTTTACTTCTGCAACAAATTGTGTACCAGATCTTCTTGATGCCGAACCATGAGGATAGACAATCATGTTTTCTAAAGTTTTACATCCAGAATTATATTTAGCTAAATCATTTCTTCCATCTAATCTTGGTGATAATTCTCCACCAGTAAAGTTTGTTAATTCAACAGCAACTCTACCCATGATTTAGTACCTTGAGTTTATAAATGAACTTGCACCAATATTATCTGCTTGACCATTGTCTGGGTTATTATTTTGACCCTCAGTAGCATCTACAAATCTAGCTTCTCTTAGTTTGTCTTGAAATAAAGCATACATATTAGAAGAAACTGGATTTGAAGAAGTAATTCCATAAGCAATGTCTGCTGCCAAACCTGCTGAAATACATTCTCTTAATAGTTCATCATATTGATTTGGATCTGTTATTCTTGCAACATATTGAATTTTTACTGTTCCATGATTTGCTAAAATTTTTCTTCCTTCAATTTTATAATCATAATCGTAATTTAAAATTGTAACTACTCTCAAACAATCTGCAGGTAAAGTAAACTGATAACTAAAACCCCATGAAGGAGTTGCAGTATCTTTAGCTAGTTCAACTCTTTTCATTAAACAATTCCAAAGATGAGATCTAAATATACTATCTCTTATTTGAGTGTATCTTGCATTACAAAGTCTTGCGTTTTTTGAATCTTCAGTTAATGATAAAATTGTTGATGCACCAAGTTGATTTAATGCTCCATTACAAATGTCGACTTCTGATGCCATATTACTTCCTTATTATATATTTGCGTCTTATTTGTCTATCTTTTTCTAAAGCAAATATTTCTTCAGTTGTTCTATCTTGTTTTGTGTCAAAACCATAATGATTTTTACCATCATTTTTAAATCTATCTACTAACACATACCTGTAGATATGGTCTCCCTTTTTAAAATGTAATACTGTTTTTAATTCTTTTATTTGTTTTGTCATGCACTCTAGGGGGTTTCCACTCTCGCTTCCACCCCCTAAAATTCTATTTATTAAGCTTCGTATGCTTGAATCTTAACTACTTTTTCTTCTTCCATTCTAGTAGCACCGAATGCAGCAGAATAGTAGACTTGAGTAGCGTAACCTTTGTCAGATCTTTCATCGATTCTAGCAGTTGAATCTTTACCAACAGCTAAAGCGATTCCATCACCAACGAAAGCAATACAATCTCTAATGCTTGAAGCAACAGCTAATCTGTTAGACACAACGAAATTAAATCCTAAGAAAGAATTTACATCACCTTGTGCTAAAGCTTTAACTGAGTTGAAATCACTTGAAGTCACTTCAGTAGTTCCTAACAAATCAGAAATTTGTTTTGGAGATACTATGATGTGTCTTGGTAGTGATGGGTCAACATCAGCTAGATCAATGATCTCTTTTGCTTCTCTTAACTTAGCGATAGTCATACCAGTTGTACCAGCTTCAGCTATGATTTGACCAGCAGGTAATGCAACAGCAGTACCACCAGCTACACCAGTATCAGCTGAACCAGTTGCAGCAGTAATGATAGCGTCATCCATTGCTCTACCCATTGCATAAGCAGCAGCTTGTGCATAGCTAGAAGTAGGATCTACTAACATTCTTACTTTATCTAGATCATCAACTAAGTCTGCGAACTCGTAGTCAACAAGTGAAACTCTTCTTCTTGAATGAGGAGTGTCTGCTTGGGGAGTATCCGAGTGTCTAGTTGATCTTACTGTAGCAGTAACGCTTCCGATTTGATCGAAGAATGCGTTCTTACCAGTTACAGATTCTAATCTTACTTTATCTCTAAGAAGAGAACCTTTTTGTTGTGATAACATTTGTATGTTTGAACTGTATTGTTCTACAAATGCTTTTGTTATTTCAGTTGACATATTATGTCTCCTTTAATGTTAAGTTAATGTTAAAACAAAACAGAGACGTTATCAGAAATTCTGGCTTCTCTTGGATTTAAAGTCTTTTAGACTACAAGTCTATTCCTTGTTGTCAGTAAGGTTCGCAGAGCTTGTCTTTCGAATTGTCTTACTTTTCTTAGGAGAGTTTGCACTCTCCTTAGAAATCCATTTATAATATTCTTCGCAGATTGGCAAGGGATTAGATTTTTGATTCTCTGATCCACTCTCCACTACAATACGAAGTATTTCTAATCTTAGTTCTTCCTTATCCATTGAGCATTGTTCTCAAAGTAAATACTTGTTGAACTACCTTATCATGATCTGGGTGAGACTTATTCCAATATGGACCATCTCGATCATTAACAAGTTTGCTAATCTCAGCTTCATAGTCTGTACCTTTATCAACGCTTTCGCTTTCAGTACCTACTAATTTATCTTCAGATAATATGTTTGCAATGTTTGCAAAACCTTTGATAACTTCTGGATGATCTCCTAATCTTGTACCATCTTTTAGTTCCATATCTAAGATTTGTGGGTTCATGTTTGCTTTAGCAACTGATCCAGCTTTCTTAATATTATCATCATAAGCTCTACCCCATTCTTTACGGAGTTCAGCTTCAGCATTTGCTTGTGCAGTTTCAGTATCTATTCTTGCTTGTTGCACAGAACCTTCCATAGAATTTTTATAAAACTCTAAGATACCTTGTGCTTGTTTATTATTTAAACCAAGTTGATGAGCATTCTCTGCAAATTGTTTTATTGCACCTTCATCTAATGGAACTACATCTGAGTTAGCTTCTAGTTTATATTTATCTGGAGATTCTGGTCTACCTAGTTTTCCATAAACTTCTTGCCATTGATCGTCTGTTGAGTTTTCATTTGGTACTGCAACTTTGTCTTGACCAATCATTCTAGTTGCGTTGATATAACTTTTAGCTAACGCATCTATTTCTGTAAACTTAGAAATGTTTGGATCGTTTCTAAACTCTTCTGAGATTGTTTCTTTCCAAGATTTAGCAACA